AAATTACCTTCTTCTGATTGCAATATGAAATTTCCATCCACATAATCTTTCATAGAATCATTAAAAATTATATCTTGTCCATCCACATAGCTTGTCATAGAATCGTTAAAGTCTACGTTCTGACCATCTACATAGTTTTTCATTGAGGTGTTAGCATTAGATATTTCAGTATCGGTCTGAGTAGATGTATAATAATTTGCAATATCAAAATCAGTTAAATTGTAATATCCAAAACCTTCTATTTGAGCTATAGTATAATAATCTGTTATAACGAAATCAGTAGAATTATAATAATTAAATCCTAGAACTTCTGCCTTTGTAAAGTAATCAGTAATTACAAAATCAGTTGAGTTATAATAATTAAATCCTAGGATTTCTACCTTTGTGAAATAATCAGTAATGACGAAATCGCTTGCATTATAATAATTAAAGGCAAGGACTTCTACTTTAGTGAAGTAATCACTAATACTAAAGTCAGTTGAATTATAATATCCAAAACCTTCTATTTGTGATTTAGTAAAATAATCAGTGATTACAAAATCGGATGAATTATAATAACCAAAAGCTATAATCTCTGCCGTAGTTGAATAACTAGATTCGTTCCCAGACCATAAAGGATCAACTTCAGTCTGAGGATTAGTGCTATTATAAAATCCAGGACCATTTGTGAAATTAAGTAAATCTGTATATCCCCTATCTCCAAGGTCATCTGTAAAGTTTGACAGCAATGTTGGTTTTCCTGTTAGACTTGCCCAAGTCCCATCGAAGATTGTTGCTATACCAGCGTACACGGTATCAAGCCATTCGGTTACTCCGGTTGTATTTAATGCAAATGTTGTTCCGATCAACGTAAGATTCGAACCTGCCGTATATGTCGTATCATTTTCTCTGGCATCAATAGTAGCATTCAAATAAGTTTCATTGAAATAAATTGTATCTGAATCATTATATAGATAAACATCATCGCCTTTGACGTGAGTATCAACAACCGAAATGTCAGCATACAAACCATCAGCATACGACTCATTAAAAGTAGCATAAGTATCATTCCAAAATGTTGATGGGTTATCAATACCATAATATAAAATATCAGCATAAGTCTTATTCCAATCATCACCATAATTTATTGGAGCATAGATAGTGTCTGCGTGACTCTCATTCCAAGAACTATTATCCGGTACTGCCAATTCAGTAATAGTATTATTCAACTGTGTTTCATTGAAATAAATTGTATCTGAATCATTATATAAATAGTTTGATGTTTGATCAGGAACTAGCCAAGTAATAATCCATGATACTATTCCCGCTAATAAAGAAGTATGTTCTGAATTATTAAAGTGATAATATTCGCTGGTATTTCCTCCTTGTAATCCATTAAGCAAATTATGATCCAATGTAGATTCATTTGAAGTTACACCAGTCAATTGACTTCCATTACCATAATAAATCGTAGCGTTCACGTATGGAGCTCCCGTTATGTTATAATAATCTCTCAAATTGATATTCCCCTGGGGCGTGAAGTCTACCGCAGACACCATAGTAATACAAATAAGTATTATAATAAAGTAGTAATACATTTTATTTATCATCATTAGAATACTGCAGGCCTTATGCTAATCCTGGCCATCATCTCGTCTCTTATCCGGATTAGTTGGTTTGCCGTTTCCCTCCATTGTGTATAAGGTTCACCCTTTTGAACATGCAACTCTGCCAAAGTATAACCGACAATATCTGTATAAGATTGGCCTATGATCCTTGCAACACAAGCGATCGCGCAAACCGTATTCATTAATTCGGTGAATGTATGTTCTATTTCTAATTTGACAATGCTGCTTCCGGCCTCATGCGTTAATACTAATTTATCGAGAACTATGTTTGTTCCGTCTGTTACTGAGCTTATTTGGGCCGCTTCTCTGTTGCCATCCATGCCAAAAATCTCGACCCAATCCTCCCCAGCGAAATCCGTTGAGCTTGCTACCGCAACTGAGATTGCAGTGCCCGCCACTTCATCTTCTGAGGAAGTTGTGCCAACTGTCTGTGAAATTACTACGCTCCCATGTAAATATTTTACTACGACAGAATTACGTCCGAATTTGAATGTTGGCGTGTCTGATCCGGATCCTATAAAAATATAACCTGAGTCCTTTTGTATCTCTAAATCTGATACGTCCAAAGCAGTTCCATCAACCTTAAGCTCCCTAACTGACAAAACTGGGTTCTTTTCTAAATGATGCCTGTTTGTTCCATCGCCATCATTAATCTCTATCCTTTCTGTTACTTTAAAAAAAGTATTAAAAAATCTTGGAATCTTTGCCTCTGCATCTGTGATCATTCCTCCAACGTCAATGTCGCTTATTTCTGTTGCGGCAATTCCAGAAATCCTTCTCACTTCTGAAACCGTTGCAAAGTCGCCATCTCCTGTGGCCATTATGCTCTCACCGCCTGTTCAAGTATAAATATTGCCGCGCCGGTCAAAACAATTAACCAAGGGTATTGAATCTTTTGGTGAAATTTATATCCATCGATTGCACAAATTGTTAGTCCAAGATTTTCATAAAGGCAATCCAGTTTCTTCTTTGAAGGAAGTGATCTAAACTCATCTAGCCCAATACTTAATCCTTTACTCATATTGTTCCCTCAATAATTTTTCAATATCATCTCTTACTGGTATTCTCTTCCCTAACTTTATCATCTCGATTAAACTTTCTTTGGTATAGATAGCTGCAATATCCTCCGCAGTCTTTTTTCCAATACCCTTAATCGATTTTAATTCATCGCAGAAATCCAAAATACTTTCTTTAGTAACAATCTGTTTTGTTTCTACCTTCTTGGATCCAATTTGGCCCTCAGTAGTTTTAACGGAGAATCCATACGAAAGGCCTGCTTCTCGAGTTAAGTCTACGACTTCCCCTGTTCTTATTGTGGCCCAATAACACTCGCTAGGCTCTCCTATACGAATCTTAACTGGTACACCAAAATTGATGAATTCCATTTTATGTCCTGTATGTGATTGTCATTGTGACTGTTTCTGCAGCTGCTGCATTTGCCAATGTTAATCTCAATTTACCGTATACTACAAAAGGTGTAAATTTCTTAACTGGCCCACCTTCCGAATCACTTGCGTCTAGCGATGCACCTGCATTATCTACTGCCTCTGTCTGAGGATAATATGTTGTATCTGTGTTTCCGGTTATATTCAAGATCGCTTGGGCTTTTTGTTCGCCTAGTGAATCAAGATTGATATCCATAGAAGCACCAGTCACATCCATATCTACCTTAACGATTTCTCCATGTACAATCTCAGTATCTGCTGTTGCCCCAGTTGCGCCTGCGGCTACAGTTGCAGTTATTGTTTGTTGTGTTATCATTTCTTTGTTTCTCCATTTAGTTAGTTTAAAGTCCTGCGACCCCTTGTTTTTTCTTAAGCGAAAAACAAGGAAAAAAAAATAAAAAAAATGTTTTGATTTAAAACTTTACTCAACTTCTACGAGTTTGTTTCTTAATGCAAGTTTTCTAGGTAATGTTACCACTTCGCCTTTCTTCACAGTTATCCACCTGAACTTCTTACCATCTACCAATTTAATCTTCATGCCTTCTCCGACATTCTTAAATCGTGGTACCTTTGTTTCAACTAGTTTTGTTTCGACTGGCTCTTCTGCTTCATCAGTTACTTCCTCAGATTCCTCTTTCGGTTTCTCTTCAGACGCTTTATTAACCTTTGATTTGTTATCTTTTTTTACCATCTTATGAATTTGCTCCAATAGTGATTTCTCCAGTCTCTGTTGCAGTCTCTGATTGTCCGTAACAATTCATTATGTGAACTGTTGTTGGTAATTTACCAGCCGTACCTGCAGCCAAGAATGTCAATGTCGTTCCAGTATTACCTGTATTACATCCGAAAGTACAATTTGTTACTGTTCCACTAAGTGTTCCAGTCAAATCGAAATATCGATCATTTGTACCACCAAGTGCTGGTAATTGTCCAAATCTACAATTGTCAATCTTAATCGAACCAAATCCAGATCCTGTTCCAGTTCCAAAGATATTACAATCAGTAAACTCTGCATACCCTGAAAAGTCACAATCTTCGATTACTACATCTTGTGGTCTTGTATTGCTTGTTCCCATCAAAGTAATATCTGCTACATTTTTGTAGAATCTACATCCCCTAATAAGAACTTGCCATGCATTACCTTCTGTACTCCACATAATTCCGCCGCCAGTAACTGCACTATCTGCAACTGAACCAACACAATTTTTAATGTGGCAATTCACAATTGTAGTTCCGAAAGCAGTCTTTGTTGAATTATCATCATCAAGCAGAATTCCTCCACCTGTTGAACTAATCCCATTAAAGCCTAAATTTGCAATCAAACATCCGGCTGCTCTTACTGTAAGTAAAGCAGTCGAACCTGCACCAATCTTAATCTGTGGCAAACCACCTTGGGTTCTACCTCGACTAACACCGATTATAGACAAACTACTTTTGGCTAATGGAATTATAATCGTCTCTGCATAACTTGTTGGATCTCCAGTTGCATCCGTAATAGCTTTGGCTGTTACATAAATTGTATCACCCGCACTTGCTGCTGCAACCGCTAAAGAAATTGTATTCATTGCTGTTTTCCAACTCTTTCCAGTTCCACCAGTAGTTCCGTTTGTACCATCTACATACCAAACTTTACCTTGCCCATTTGGGCCCGAGTTACCTTGAGTAAATGTGCATGGATCGTGATAAATTCGGTCACCATACATATCTCCACTTACTGTTCCGTCTCTTACCATATTATGTTAAAAGACAAAATTAAGAACAGTATAAAATTGCAGTTTTTACTCCGGTATCTGATCCACCTAAATCAATCACTAATACTCCTGACGAAACAACTGTTGTTGCTGCTTCAAGAACTACTACTGATCCTGTAGTTGTTTGATCAAATAAAAGTATACCATCTAGCTTTGTACATCCGTAATCGTTAAGGTCAACCTGAACTGTGTCAGTCCCACCTATAACCGTATCCGGAAATTTAACACTCAAAACCTTCACTCCTGCGTTTGGTGTCACCTCTGTAACCGTTCCTACTTCTCCTAATGCTGTCATTATTTTTCCTCCATTTTTTTATTTAGTTCTGATTACCCCTCCGGGTCTATGCCGCTTATTCTGTTCTCCGGCCGAGAACATTTGATTAAAAAAAATAAAAAAAAATGTTTTATTGATTTACAATATATTGTCTATAAACGCGTTGAAGTTTACGTTTTTCATCACTAGACACTGGTACTGTTTCAAGAAGAACTTATCTGAATCATTAGCTTTACCTAATGCTTCATATGTAGTATCTTGAAGTACACGCATCTCGATGTAATCTGTATCAAGGAAGTAAATTTGTTTTGCGCCTGAAGTATTGCTCAAATATTGTGATGGGATCAGTGGAACTGGTCCTACCATTGTTTGAAGTAATACTGCAGATGGGACACCGAATGGCAATACGCCGCCAGGGATATCGCTTGGAGAATATCGGTAAGTATCCAATATAATCTTTCGAACGTCTCTAATTGCAGAACTTGATCCAATTGCCAACTTTACGTTTCCGCTGTCGTCAAATGCATACTGAACTGCTTTTTCAATGTCGTCAAAAGTCAAAGCTGAGCCGTCCAAATCTACAACATTTGTTGTTCCCTGTAACTTTACGATACCGGAGAACTCTGTTGGATCTGTGGATGCATCACCATTGACTATCAAACTTTCTTCCAATTCCTTTAGTGATCTTGCCGCTGTTAAGACTCTTAATTGCATAGCGTTAGAGGACGCAACGTTTCCGAATGCGCTTCCACCTAACCCAGAACCAGTACCTTGGAAACCTTCAAGAACGAATGCCGGTTGCCCAGCTCGTGCTTGTCCAGTAACTCGACCAACTGAATAAAGGAATTTGATTGGCGTAGATTTCCTGACGATTACATCGTCAGCTTCTCCGAATGCTGCATCTTCGTATGCAGTAAAGGCCGCACCTTTTTCAGTTATCTCGTTCCAGTCAGCAAACATTCCCAAGTTTGTAACTCGAGGAATCAACTCAACCAATGGTGTTCTCTTCCTTGTCTGATCAATCAGCAAAGGAGATAAGTAAACCGGAATCATTGCAAAACCTGCAGTTCCAGCTCCACCTTGTTCAGTATTTGTAGCTTTCATGTTGGCATCAAGCCTCATGTCCACTCCGTTTACTGGGTCCCAATATCTAGTCTTTGTTTTAAGATTTGCGAACGATTGGTAGTATGCATCTTGGAAATCCAAGTCTGCTGTGCTACCTGTGTATGCTTGTCCCATTTTAGCAAAGATCTAAAGGATCAACAGATTTCTTATCAGGGTCTGATGCGTTTTTGTCTGGATCTGGCGTATTTGTGTTCATGGACTTATGTACTGGTTTGCTTAAAGCTTCTGTAATCTTAGCAAGTTCACTTTTCATTTCTGAAAAAGATTCCTTCAAAGTAACATTATCTTTCGCAACAACATCGTACTTTTCGTTCATAGACTTCAATTCGCTAGAAATAGATTTTAGCATCTCAACTGATTTCGCTTCAACATTGTCAGACTTAGCATCTTCTGCTGCTTTCGCGTCAGCTTCTGCCTTTATTTCTGCTTCTGTTTTATCTGTCATCTTAGAATTTTTTGTGTTTAATTTAGTTATATCTTCCGATTTCTCGGTTGAATTTGATTTGTATGGCAACGATTCTGTGGCCATAACTGGGGCATCGTCTTCTTGATGTTCTATCTCAATTAATTCTTTAAAAATATAATATTCTTTGTAAGTCAATTTTACTCCACTAACAACTTTGTCAAAATATTCATTAACAAGTTGTGCTTGAGTTCCTTTATTGTCTGCCACATCGATTGCTGACTTCAATAATTTTATTTCTTTCTTATCTAAAACATTCCCAGACATAATTTTATTCCATACATAACTTAATGGGTTTTCTTTCTTCTCTTTATTCTTAACCTCAAGCTGTGATTCGAAGTTTGGATCTGCTTCCTTTCTTTTCTTATACTCTTCAAGTGCATCCATAGATTTTGTAAATACTTCTGCTACTTGGGCCTTTGTGTTGCAGGGGTTCCCGGTCATTGCTACGTTCAATAAAATAACATCATTAAGCATTCGAATTGATTTCCCTTCTCTTTGTTCGTATGATATGTCGATTGGCAAAAATGCGACCGAAAATGCATCTAAATATTTCTCCACTAGGTTTCCCTTAATCGATTTGTAGTTTGGGTTATGCCGGTTGATCTCACACTTGACAGTTGTTGAATATCTGTCGTCTCCTAAATCTTTAACCGTTGCATCGATTATCTTCCCGGCAGGGATCTTGGTCTTGTTGATTTCCTTCTCTTCATGTGATTCTCCCTTAAACGCTTCATGCTCCAAATCTAATTTCATGTTTCTCTCCAGAATCTGTTTTTGCATGCTCTCCTGACAGTTTTTTGTCATGATATCGTTTACGAAATCTATATCGTTTGTAGAAATATCGCCCTCAACGTATAGGTGCTCTTCGCCTTTTAAATTAACTATATTTACATTTAATGGAGTGGTGAACGTAAAACTCGCCTCTAATGTCATGTAAGAATTAACCAACTGATAGTTATAAAACTACTTTCAAAAATTTATAAGGATTCTTCTTCTTCAACTTCCACAAATAACATGGTGGATCTGCAATTGACATGGCTTGGTGGTGACTGGCCACTCCATCCAGTTTTTCCATCAACAAAGTCAGAATCTAAATCAACAGTCTGTCCGTCAAGTCTTTTACAAATATCTGAGGTCCTGTCATCCTCATGAGTTAACCATTGCTTTTTCATTTCTAGCCCGGAGTTCTTCATTGCCAACAACTTTCCATTGTTCTCTGCTCGGTTTGTTTCTGTCCGGGCAATCATCTCGGCTCGGTTTTTTCCTACGTCAAATACTTTGGTCACTCGCGCTTTTAGCTTAGTGATCCCTTCTCCATTGATTATTCCTCTGCTTAACTCGGCCTTCAAGTCGTTTGCTACTTCCTTAGTCATGTCCTTAATATTCTCGAACGTATGGTCCTGTAAGAATTCTACGGCCTTGTTATTCATTGGGACGTTCTGGTCGATTTGCTTCTCTGATTTATCCCAACCAAAATTAAACTGGAATTTTATGACCTCATCAACAACTTTTTTGAATGTGAAAATACTAAATATACTCTTAATTATGCCTGGAATATCATCAATGCCCTTAATCTGCAATAACTGCTCAGGTTTGCCTTGCTCTTCTAAGACTTCGAACACCTTATCTTTGTTGATTTGCAATAGGTCTATTATCTGCTTTTTAAGTTTCTTCTCAGATGGGGCAATCTCTTCTCCTGGGATTAAAACTGTTGGTGAATCGGTTGTTGTTGCCTTCTTAATATCTCCCAGCTTATTTCCCTTTGGCTTGCCAGTCATTTTGTCGCGAGTGTTTTGACTATCTCTATTAATCTTGTCAGAGTCTTGTTGTCTGGGATCACCAACATTGATGTTCGTTCCAGTTTGTGGGCTTCTCTCTCCGACATTCTTATCTCCCCATTCTACATCTTCTAGTCCTTCAGAGTTACGCACCTCATTAATTGTTTTAAGGTCTGATTCTGTCTGTAATTTATACAAGCCCCACTTCTTTACTTCTTCATCCACATCAAAAATCTTATACTTATAACGAACGCCCTCAACTCCAAACTCCGGGATTATCTCTGTATTAACATGATATTCGATTAATCTTAATAATGGATAGATGATCCTTTTCTTGGCGATGCTTGTTTGAACTATCTGGTTTGCGCTTCCCTTTGCGTCTTCTGTGAAGCCAAGTTCTGTTGCAGTGATTCCGAATGCTCCCCATACTAGCTTTGACCACCACTTCTGGGATTCTATTAATTCAAGCTCCTGGTTAGTGAATCCTAATCTCTCAAACTTTGGAGTCTTATTGACCATCGGTAATCTATGGGTTGCTCTCTTCCAGTTTCCTAAAGAATCTTGAACCTTTTGCTGTTGGATCCATTGCTGACCAAATGCCTTTAAATCATCACTACTTAATCCATCAAAGCCCAACACCCCTGGAGGTATTTGGTTGTCATTAAAGTATTCCAATTGAGATTCCACTGCATAAATTAATGTCTGAACCGTTTTGGCCAAAATCTCCATAGATGATCTTCCGTATAAATTGTCTGTCCGGACCTTCTTTTCAAACCACACTATTTCTCGCCTTCCGAACGGGATCGGTCTTGCGCCTGTATTAAATCCGTATTGAAAGTATGCGCCCTCTTGTTCTGCATCAACTGCATCCATTTCGGCTTGAATTGCAGGGTAGTCCATTTGTTGGGTTTGTGTTTCTCCCTCTCCTAGAATATTCCTCATTAAAATTAAGTCTGCCCTGTTCGTATACATTCCATAAGGATCCGGATTCTTTGTGAACGCCATTCCATCCCTGGCCACTATTTCGACCATCTCTCCAAACATGTTGAAAACCTTGACCATTATCCCCGAATTAAGCTCAAGTAAATCTGGCAGCATCATCCTTACAATCATCTCCCAACTCTCTTTGTTTGTGTTTGGGTTATAAAAGAACTCTTGAATCCTCTCAATATCTTTTTCCTTTCCTGGTACTTCATTGCCGGCACGATCCTCTGCAACTATTTCCCACTCAACAGAACACACCTCATCTATGATTGCTGTCGTGCACATATCAACATAAATTGAAGCTGCTAATTGTCTAAAATAATTAAGGTCTTTGTATCTTGGATATCCAAATGGTGCACGATAGAAAAAGTTTGGGATGTATGCTTTCGGGAGGCCATCTCTAGTCTCTTCAAAAACTGTCACCACATTATCACTTTTTGGATTTCTAATAATGTTTGCTTGATTATATGGGCCTATTGGTCGTTTGCCTGCTTGTTTGCCTAGTGGCTGTAGAACTGATTCGCTACCTGATTCCCAAGGGCAATTTGAGAATAGTTGGGCAGATTTTCTTTCCATGAATTTGAAGTAATGATATTCTAACCGTAATGTGAATGTTTAAATTATGTTTCCTAAATTTATAAACCTAGTTGTCAAATTCACTAAGCGAGTCTTGTCATCAATAATAATTATTTTAAGTTATCATTCAATTCCAACTGAGCATGATATTCACAAATAGTTACCCCTAATAGTTCACAATTGCTCACGACTCTTTCATTCTTTACGGCTGAATAACCAGTCACTCTAATAATTGGTGCAACAGTAATAAGTTTCTTCTTATTTATTCTTCTACAATCAATCGACAAATCAATTATTAAATAATTACCTTCTATTCGTGGATTAGTAGCAACCCCATAAACTTTATCAAAATCACTCTCAATAATTTGCATCTTTTTGTGTTTGAAAACAAAATTTTCTATTGTATCTCCTACTTGGTCTTGTTCATTTAACTTGAATAATCTTATGTTCTTAAACTTCATTTTCCTTTCACCATAAATTTACCCTGTGGAAGTTTCACTCTTGGAATTAAATCACATATTAATTTTGGTTCTACTCTCACTCTAGGTGGTTCATCCATAAAGCCAAAGAATATTTTTATCTTCTCCCATCTAGTTAAATTTGCTCTTTCAGAAGTGATTCCTTTCATAGCATCAAGAATCTTGGGATGAATATAAACCTTCTGGTACAAATGATTCATTATTCACTCTCCATAATTTTATTAATCTCTTCAAGTCCGCCCTTCAACTTTGCTAAGGTAGGACAACCAGTGAGCTCTCTCATCGATAAAAATGTTTCAATTAAAACCTTCTGATTCCTAAGTAATAAATCAAAATTAGCAGAGGATTTTGATTTAGGCCTCTTTATTATTGTATCAGTTTCTTGTACTGGTTTAAATGTCTCGCCACCATCATATGATATTTCATGAGTAGTTATCTCCTTTTTAACCATCATCCATACCTCTCAATCATTTTGGTTAGTTCTTTGATGTCTTCTTTCAATTCACTTGGTCTATCGTCTTCTTGGACAGATGTAATATCTTGGCCATTCTCATGAAAATCTCTACTTTCTTCCCAGTATTCATGTTCCGATTCCATGTATTCCTTTAAGTTAATTAGGAAGCTTATATGAAATTTAATATTAATCTTCTGAAAAAATTCATTGGACAATATTCTCTCTTGCCTTTCTTTCTCTAGTTCTATTATTTTACTTACCATCTTAAGTTTTATCTATAATCTCAACAATTGAATCCAATGAAATATATCTCTTCTTCCAAATTTCATCAATGTTTGTGTCAACATTTAATTTATTATAATCTAAAACTAGGAAATTCCCTGTATGTGATAACGAAACCTCATCATCAATCTCCTCAGAGCTCTCATCCTTGTAATATATTGTTATCATGGATTGTTCCTATTCTTAATTATTTTTTTAATTCTTTCAAGTCTATCTTGTTTTGCTATTTCCAAACAAGCTCCTTGTTCTCCAACTATTCTTCCCAATGACATTAATACCATTGCATGACCTCTCATAGAATTTCCTTTTTGAAAGTGGCGATCTAAATATTGAACATCATAATCTTCAATCATCTCTTGTCCCATCAAATACACTCCCCACAGAAATCTTCGCCATCTTTTACTTTATTACCGCAATTACACAAAACATCAACATCATATTCTTCATCATGTTCTTCATCAAATTTTTCCATCTTTCACCTCTAGTTCTTCTTCTGTGATATTAAAAAAGTTTTTAATCCATAATATTGTGGCACACTTATTATTCATAATGTGTATATCTTCTGGAGTTATATGATTACCCTTATTCCCAAATTCTGTATTAAATTCTTTAATCCACTTAATTGCTTCTTGTTTTAATCTCCACACTTCAATTGTTAATCCTTCTTGGCCACTACATCCACAAGTACCCCACATTTTAAAGTCTTTTAATGTTTTTAGTTTGTTCATCGTTTTCTCCTAGAATATACAGGTCTATTCCCTTTATAAAACTTCCTATTCAACCAATATCCTGTCTCCGACCATTCTGACCTCTTTTCCATTGACCACCTTGGTATTGATTTCGGATTCTCCATAAACTTTGAACTTCTCGGGCTCACTAATTGAACCGCCTTGGGCCGGGAATGCCCATGCTCCTTCGTTTGGATTAATCTCAAAATACATCCGCATCATAAGAACGTCACCTGCGTCTGTTGATCTACTAAGTGCTGCGGTGTCATGCAGTTCCTTCTTGGTTATAACTCTAGCTTTTCCATCTTTGTCTGCGTCCATTTGTTTCATGACCTCTAAATCCTCTGTTAATAATTCCTTGATCTTGATTGGTAGTTTTCTGTAGATTCCTATCATTCCATTATTAACATGATTTGCTAGTTCGAACCAACATTGGCTTCTTAGGTTCTTGTAATTGTCTAAGCCCTCCTCATCTGTACTCTTTTTCTTCTTTGTCAATGGTGCTGCGTTTGCTACAAACGATACGATTTCTGGCATATCTTTCTTTAGGCCAAATCCCACACCAATCGAATCTACTAAACATTGACTTCTTGGTATTTGTCTTGATGTCAAAACTTCATCAAGTCCAACCTCATCATCTACTCCCGGCTTATCTTTTATTCCGAATGCTGATATCCCATTTGGAAATTGTAAAAACTCGGTGATAAACAAACCATCCCAAATCGACACCATACAACTATCCCTTCCGAATCCGGACTGATCAACTATGCAATACTTCTTTCCACGCCTGGCCTCGTTTGTGTATAAATCAATAATCTTATCATATTCGAATATCTTTGTCGGGTCGTCATCGTACTCCCAATTTCCGTTCAACAATCTCTCACGGTTCTTCTGGTCTAGCTTTTTCAAGTTATCAATATAATGCACTGAGATGAATGGGTTGTCATAAACACTTGCCGGCACATACGCCTTAAACGGTTCAAGCTCATCATCTCTCCATCTCTTATAAAAATCCCTATAAATAAAAGTCTTGCAAGGATTGCTCCCCATACCTATCTTTGGGATTAATCCGAACTCATCCAATTTGAACCTCATACGACTTCTTATGATTTGGTAAGCCTGCTCGCCTATGTCACCCATCTCATCAATTGCTCCGTCCGTGTACTCAGTAGAACCTAAACTAACAAAGTCTGGATCACTTGGATAAAAAAACAAATCCTTAAGATACTCCTCACTTCCATTACTAAAAGTGATCACTGCTGATTGGGCATTGTATTTATAATCTACGCCCATCTTTAGGCCGAGTTTGCCACACACTTCAAAAAATGTCAAAAGTGTTGAGGCCTTCAAATCCTTAAGACGCGCCCTGGCCAAAAATCCCCTAGAACCTTTGTATTGTAATCTTCGTTTTATCTGCCATAAACAAAGCGTGAACGATTTGGCTCCACCTGCAGCTCCACCTAAAAATACTTCGGTATGCTCATCATCATCAAGCGCAATAAGCATCTCATTTTGCTTTGGGCTGATTGTTAAGTTTCTCAAGTTTGATTTCCTCCACAGGCTTCACTATTAAATTGAAAATATTATCCTGATTATTATGAACATTTAGATTTTCAGCAATCTTATCCTTAAATCCATAATTCTCCATAAGCTTAGTCAAAGTCTCTGCTGTTTGATTCGATGCCTGAATAGCCTTTATTTGCTCTGCAGAGGTCCCCTTTGACTTTAATCCCTCAGTTATAGACATATTCTTCATAACACTCATAATCAACTTACGGCCCTCTATATCCATTCTCTTAAGATCAATCTTATTAATCCAAAACTGGATATCATTATAAATTACTTTAATCGTAACTCCATGCTTCTCTGCAAGTATTTTCTTTGGAACACTGTATGGACCCAATGTCTCCATGAAATCCTTTACCTCCTCACGCCTCTCAGCAGTTTCTGCTGGTGTTTTAGTTCTTACCATTTTGTAATAGATTGTAATCAATTATGTTCCTAGTATGTCAAATATCATGCCACCTGTCGGAATCAATACAACCTCCTTGAGTGATAGTTCTGTTTCCTGTAATTCAGTCAATAATTTCTGCGCCTGCTCATCAGTCAACTTAAAGCTAATAAAATGAGTTCTTTTCGTGTTTTTCTTCTCATCAATAATCATTGACAAGTAACTCTCTGGCACTTGATTCACTGATTCAAGAAAGTCTGTAAGTTGTTTTTCCTCTTGTCCCAAATACTCTGATAACTTATTGACACCGTATTCCTTTGATAATTTGATAAGGTCATAGGCGTCCTCTACTGGATTATGTGACCCTTTTATCTTATTCATGGTCTGTCTCAACAATCTCCTCTCAGAATCTGTTACATCTAGCCTATAGCACTGAATCTTCTCCATTCCAACTTCTTTTGCTGCAAGGAATCTATGCTCACCATCAATCATCAGATTATCCTGGTTAATTAGAATTGGTTGCAACATTCCCTTCTCTTGGATCATTTTCTTTAAAGCATCCATCTTTCTTGCATCCATCTTATTAGGATTAGATTCATCTAGCCGTATCTCAGAAATATCTACATCTTCAACACTATACGTTTTTATGTTTTTCATTAAAGCCCTCCATTATACTTCTTCCAATTGCTTCAGCCATTTGTACCGGCACTGCATTCCCGATCTGCATATACATTTGTCTCATGGATCCACAGAACTTGAAATCATCTGAAAATGTTTGAATCCTAGCACACTCTCTCACAGATACTATCCTGTTATACTCCGGATGAATATATCTCCCAGACTTTGTGATTGTACATGAGAATCCATTCGATTTCAATTTCTTATTAGTAGATTTGAACAATCCATAGTTCGATCCTTCCTTTATGTGTGAGAATCTATAATTTTGTAACTTCTTTGGCTTTTCATAAATGTGCTGCAAATCTTCAATCTCCTCATAAGGTAAATCTAGAATCTCTTTCAAGAACTTCTTTTTCTGGAACACTGGATACTTATTCTCTGCTCCAATTCTATTTCCAATAAATATTGCTCTTTGCCTTGTTTGTGGAACATTATAATTACTAGAATTCAACACCTTGGCCTCAACTTCATATCCTTCATTCTTGAACATTTGCATGATCTCTTTGAAAACACTTTCTCCTTCCGGGTTTTTCATTGATCCTATCCCTTGTACATTCTCCATCACAAAGAACTTTGGTTTTATTATACTAATGAATCTCAAATAATCTATAAATAATCTGTTTCTGTTATCATTCACGTCTCTCTTTCCTGCCATTGAAAATCCCTGACATGGCGGGCCACCAACAACAACATCAATAGTCCCTGCATACTGTTTGATATCTTTCTCCTGGATCTGTGTTATATCCTTTCCTATCAGAACTCCTTCACAATTATTCAAATGTGTATCAATCGCCGGTTGCCAAAATTCTACAAATCCCACACACTTGAAACCAGCATTCTCTAATCCTTTACTCATCCCTCCGCATCCAGCAAACAAATCTATAAACGTTTTTTGCATTGTAATTCCCTGGCACGTTTAATTGCCTTCTCTAAATCATTAAGTTCACTCGGATGAATTACTTTCAATCCATTACTATTATAAATCTCATTAGTTCCAGCTATCAATTGAAATGATCCAAACCTGTTTTCTTCATAAATCTCCCAGTCTGTTGTCACAACAAAATCTAAAAGTGCTACAAAATGCTGAGAGTCTTCTCTTTTATTGGTATTCCAATGTTTTGAAGATAAAAAGATTTGATCAGTACCGCGACTCGTTCCTGGCGATTTGTTTTCTATATAAAGATATGATTTGCAACTAGTAAATCTCCACTTTTTCCTCATAACCTTCTTTCCTTGCTTCATTTGCTCTACAGCCCACATGAATGATCCTTCTATATAAGAACATCCTTCTTCAACCATTAATAGTAAATCTCCATTTTTAGACAATTCTTGCAAGTTACTCTTTTCCACCGCTTAGTCATGTTTTTTTTCTTTGGAGTTACCATGTGATTGCATAAATGTGAACCATTATGATTATAGTGTACTTTCTTTTGACTATATTCTAAACTAGGCGCTGATAAGAAAAGTATCTTAAAAATTTCTATTATTTTCTTAATTATCATCTAAATCCTCCGAATCTACCGGATCACATTTAAATTTGTAGCGATAGCCCTCAATTCCGCCCAGACCTTTATTGTATGGTTTCCAAAGCACTTCACTCCTTAATCTTAATTTTCTTAATAATCTATTAGCAGCTTTTCTGTTACACCCCATCCTATCAGCTATTTCTTGGGAGTCCATCCACTGCTTCTTGTCTTCCCTTAGTGCATTAATCACCTCTGTCTCTCCCATCAATTCGCATCCTCTCCTATTTCGTTTGTTATTTCTTTGTCTAATTTCATTGTTTTATCACCATGTTTTTTTGGGTTCTCCTAAAAAATAAAGAAGAAAAAAATAAAAATTGTTTTGAAATTAAAGCTTTAATCGTGTTCCGATTTCGTCCTTAATATCTTTGAGTTCCTTGTTAACTATTTTGAGTCTCTCTTCAACTGCAACGATTTCATTTTTGGATTTCTCCGCCTTGTCTATCTTAGCAATTTTCTGCAAATCGTCTTTAAGCTTTTGTAATTCTGGAGTCATTTCTCCGGCCTCTTTTAGTCCATTCCTCAAATCAACAAGATGCTTATCGTGATATTGTTTCTCCTGGTTTAATCCTTTGTATGCAATTTTTATTCCTTCTGTAGAATATTCAACTTCCATGATAGACTTAACTGTTGAGACAAGCTTAGATTTCTCTGTGACTTCATTGCCTTCCGATGAAGTTTTTATTTCATCAGTTCTGTTCTCCGTAACATTAGACTTCTTCTGTAATAGGACTTTCCTCCTATCATCATAAGTTAACTTAGATGTATTTTCAAGTTCTTTCTGTACCATTTTTTCCTCCCTTCTCAGTAATTATATTATTAATCGTGCTTTTGAGGTCTTCCTTGTTTTTATTATAATTCTTTTTTAGTTCCCTTAATAATTTCACTTGCTTTGCTCCATACTCAGTTAATGTGATTATGATCTCTCGGCCCCTTTCTCCATCGGCTTTTGTTTTGCATATAACGTTCTCTCTTGCTAATCTCGATATTAATGTTGACGCAAAGCTCAATGTTAAATCTCCAAGTTTCGCTAGCTCGGATATGTTCCTGGGCCTGCTTGCAATCAGAAATAAAAAGTTCATGTTCTTCTGGTTAATCATCTCTAACATAATACACCCTCAATTTTACATGTCGATTTTGGATGAGTTGTTCTTGGTATTAAATCCATTAAACAAACACTCTCTAGTCTCTTCGGTTCAAACTTCTTTATCCTGAGTAAGTCCATAATCTTCTGAATAAGTGTTGGATTTGTATATGTTATTCCATTAGCTGCATCTACTATTTTTGGATCAATATATATCTTCATCCCCAAAAAATCTACCATTATTTGAGTTTGACTCTCCTGTCTTTATTGATTCGGACATTGAGCATTGTTAGTGCTAATTTTACAGAATTGCAATCCACACATACGCCCTTTACGATGTCTGATATGAATACTGGTTTCTCTTGTTCTTTTAGAAATTTTCGGACCTTTTCGAGAGTAGAAACATTTATATTTTTTCTCTCTGTCTTCACCATGAATATACGTGTCTATTCTTCTTTATAAATATATGCTTTTATCAAAAGACTAGGACTCGTTCAGATATACCTTCCGAATTCATCGCCCTTTGGGTATAGTTGTATTACTATTGTTTTAGTGTAGCCCATATAGGGATATTTAGTCTTTTGAATATCATTTGTAAAACCTGTTATACTTAACCATAAAATCATGATAAACAATCACAACCTTATTTTTTACTTTTGTTTTCTGTGCAATCAAAATCTTACTAAAAATTTTATTATCCAATAACCATTTACACTTCTCTTTTTCCTGTTTGTCTAGCTCTCCGGTTAGTTTTGATTCAACTCCAATAATTATATTTCCGCCATAAGTGGTATCGTTATATCCATCACAACATAATATACATTCATCCTTTTTATCTGGGAATCCCATAATTTCCTTAAACGCAATAAAGTCCGGGAACCCTGCGCCCATCATCATTGGCCTTCCTGGTCCTGCCCACTTGTTTTTTGCTCTAGCTAGATTTCCTCTAAATGCTCCCTTAACCACATTTGTTAAATAATCGACTTGGCCCTGAAGGTAATGATTAGCCATCTTATTTGATTTGATTTCATCGATCTCCTTGATAAACTCAACATTATTTGTCCACTTGTCAACAACCCATCCCTTCTCTTCCAAATCTTCCCGGACTCGTAGTTCGAATGCATTTCCCTGGGCCTTTGACACTCTACCCTTCTTCACTTTTGTTGGATCCTTTTGTTTTTCCATGATTATAATTTGTATTTTTCACACAATAATTTAAATATTGCTGAATAATTACAACCTCCACAATTTACGCATTCTTCTGTAATTTCGTACAAAATGGTTAATCCAGTCTCTCTTGTTCTTCCTATTCTCTCGTGAATTCCTATTACTGTATTACATGGAAAATTCTTTCTCCTGGCTACAACTAATCCCTTCTCTTGCATTTTTATTATGAATTCTTTTCGTTCCATTGTGATTATAAAAGAGCCTAGATGCCGACTCCTAGGCTCAATGCGGCTCCCTTGTAAACCGTTGGTCTGTTAAGACCAAAGCATCCGGCCGGATTCGAACCGACGGCCTCCTGATTACAAGTCAGGCGCTCTTCCAACTGAGCTACGGAAGCATATCCAACATAAAGATAAGAATATTTATAAATCATTTCTTTGCTCCTGGTGTTCCATGCCATTTTTGATATGTGACCAACTTATGATGCTCCTCACATAATAGAATACAATTATCTTTGTTATACTTTCCACCATTTGTTCTTGGAACCTTTCTATGGACTTCGACTCCATGATTGGTGCAAACCCCATCCCAAACAGGAAACTCACACATTCCTCCGGATCTCTTCATAATAATTTTCCTTAACTCTGCAGTGCATTTGTCAGTTCCTTCCATTGTCTTTGGCCGTTTTAGTTTTCCACCCTGCATCTCCATTACCTTAATGTCTGGCAATAAATGTTTGCATGGTTCTGCGTAGAACTTCTTATCAGAAAACTCTCCACTATTTTTTAATCGTTCCCCTGGGAACCAACTTGCTTCTCTTATTACTTTTCCTTTGACAACTTCTTTTGGCCGATACACTCCACTGAAATCTCCGCACGTACAGTCAATAAAATAAATCTCTTTGGTTTCCTTGATGTACTTTATAATCTGCTCATAACCACCACGATCCAATATCTTTGTTATTTTTGTTTCCATTTATAATCATCCAATTTAAATTTTTCTTTTTTCTCAAATATTCTTAATTTTGCAAATTCGAATTCAAGAAAGATGTACTTAAAAATTAAGTCTGATGGTACTATATCACCATTACTTATTTCATAAATAGTAAATGCATTTTTTACATGCTCTCCATAAAATCTTTTATCAAAAACATTAATTGTAAAACAAGATAATTTCATCATAATAAACCCTCCGAGTCAATTCCAATATTATCAGTATCGACTTCTTTTGGTTCGATTACTTGCTCTCTTTCATCTGTTTCTTTCTCATCCAGGAGTTTGTCAATCAGAATCCCTGCCTCTTGCTTTGTCATGTTGATAGGAGCAATTCCACCAAGTGCTACGATATATTTCTTTTGTCCTGGGGATGCCATTCCAAATTTGTTTTGAGGTTTTTGTTTTGCCGGTTCATAGAATCCCTCTTTGTTTGGGATAGAGATTCTTGATATCTTATCTTCTAAAACTTCGATTCTTCTTAATGCGCTTGCAAGTGCTTCTTCGTATATTTTGTTATCCATTATTTTTTCATCTCCCTGATTATTTCTTCAACTAAAAAATTTACAAAACATTTCATATTTTCTTTGAATTGGTTGGCTGTATTAGGATATTTCTCAGCAAATCTTTCTCTCACTTTTGATTTTATATCCTCTTTATCCATCATGTAACCACCTCATCAACAAAATATGATCTGCATTCGTTGCAATATATCTCACTTTAGTCATTTTAATAATCCCTTTTTTTTTAGTTCCTTCCATCTCTCTGAATCCTTCATTACTTCTCCTATGCCCCTCAAATGTGGCGGATAGTTGGCAACACACTTTTTACACTTTGTTCCCTGATCTCTCCAAGAACAATGTCTCTCGCAATATATTAATTCTTCACTCATATTAATCCATCTCCTGCAAATTTATATAATCTTTCAATAGCTCGTCTCGGGTGAATATGTGGCTCACAATTAGCTTTTTTACAAAATTCCCAATCATCCTTAAAACCTTCTTCCAACTGCTTAATAAACCCTCTAACATCGTTTGCCAATTTTGCTGTTAACTTATGAAGTGCATACCATTCCTTTGAGTCTTTATCGAATCCATAACTGTCAGACAATTCTACAAATGTAGAGTTCATCTTCTTAGTCAAATTCATCAGTTCCTTCTCTTTTTCTGTTTTGTTTACCATTGTGATTATAAAACCCAGGATGTTTCGCGCACCCTGGGCGTGGGGTCTTTGCCTCCTGTCATCTCTTTGCGAACAGGGCTGTCTAGAACACCTTACCTCGCAGGCTTGACGCCTTCTGGTCTGGATGGTCTTTAGTCCGTTTACTCCATTCCATATGGGAGAGGCAGGATTCGAACCTAATCTAGCCGCTAAGCCATTGCAACCCACATTACACTCTCTCCCTAAGTACCAGTTTTTAAAGATGCTTAGCACTCATCCATCTGTTTGTTTGATTCCGGATAGCAGTTTTCTCTGCTAATGGCGGAGGGTGGATTCGCACCACCGAAGGAATATCTCATCATGTTTGATACTCCGCGAGTGTTTCGCCCCATTTGACTGCTCTGGCACTCCGCCATTATGAGCAAATAGCTCAAAAAAAATATGTTTTTATGTGATTTTATTTACAACATTATCTGGGGGACTTTTCCTTTTAGATTTTGTTGTAGTATGTGTACTATTAGTTCTGCTTTTTTGACATTTCCAGCTTCTTCCAACTTGAATTCCTTGATTAAGTCACTCAATTGATCCTTAGTGTACATTTTCAAGTAATCCTCAGTTATCACAAAGTCTGTTTTTATATCAACACCAAAGTTTCTAGAAATTAATACCAGATTCTTCAAGTCTACTCCTCGAAGTGCATTTTTACTTAACACTGCAATCGTATTGTCTAGCGCCATATCATCTGCTGCAAAGATGTTCTTCACATTCGCATAAGCTCCACATTCGTCCTCCATTAATTTTCCAATCTCTTCAGCTGCCCTATCCTTTTCTTCGTAATCTGCCTGTTGTATGATTCTTAAAACTCCAAGCTTTTTGGCTTCGATTGTTCCTGGTTGAACTTTCTCTTTTGTTTGTTCAATCAAAAACTGTGTTTTAAATGCACTAACTTTTGTCAATAATGCAGTTTCCTTCTTCTCAACTTTCTCTTCTGATACTTCAACTTCTCCGGCTTCAACCTTTTGTGGCCGCTTTTTGAAGTATTCAGTAAATCTTCCAGAATCATCAACTTTTACTAAGTAATTCTCTCGCTTCTCTCTACATTTCTTCTTATAAGCATCAGTGATTTTGAATTCTGTGCATTTCCAAGCATGATCTCCATCGATATAACCTTCTGGTGATGTATAGCTTTCTCCTTCGTATAAAATATCTGCGAACTCTTTTCTTTTGTTATACACAAACTCTCGCAACTTTTTATTAAAGCATTTGCTATTCATACAATTTCCATTCAGTATTGTTCCTGTTTCAAATAATTCTGCTTGTTTAGATCCATTGTGAATACAATCCTTACAATCTCCTTTACAGAACTTTGCATCTTCCAAGTTCATACTTCTGTATGACATGTTATCTTTTGCCTCTTGGACACCAAGTTCATCATCAATAATTTCTTTCATTAATTCATCTCTTGCTTCCCCAGAAATTCTTGCTAATAATAAAGCGTGACCCATTTGGATCTTATTTTTTACTAATGCTGTCTGGACCTTAACTGGTAACTTAGCAATCTCTAGCCTTTTTTCCACATAGTTTTGTCGCTTTGATATTCTCACTGCGAGTTGTTCTATTGTTACGCCTTCAGTCTCAATGTATTGCGCGAATGCTTTTCCTTCTTCAACCGGATTAAGATTCTTCTGAAATATTCCTGCAATCATTTGTGAAGTCCTTTCGTCGATTCTGTCATTTGCATAGAAAAACGGAACCTCTTTAAGTCCTGCTGCTTTTGCTGCAATAACCCTTCTGTGTCCGTCAATAATTTCATCTTCAGAGTTCAAGATTATCGGTTGCCTCATACCGTGAGCCCTGACTGATTCAGTTAACTCGGTTAAGTCGCCGTAGTCCTCTCTGATGTTTTCTTTCTTTTTGATGTTGTCTATTTTTATGTTTTCCATATTTTCCTCCTGGATTTAGTTTGCGTTCCGCGCCCGGTCTTTCTAAAATAAAAAAAAATAAAATTTGTTTTACAGTTATACAGCTACTTTTTCTCCGTATCTCTCAGACATTGCTGTTTCAATTTCAGCCAAAGTTACAAGAGCTTTCTGCGGATCCTGGTCATAAACCTTCACTTCCCAAGTATACCCTTTCGAGTTCCTTGTAACCTTAACACTGCTTTTTTGTTCAACCGTTACGTTTTGTGTGTTTTCTACTTCTTCTGCCATCTTATGTTGTTTTTGGATCAACGACCTCTTCTGGTACTTTTGTAACTGGCACATTGTCTGGGTCTGTATCTACTCTTGAAGGAGTTGTTGCTGCATCTTCAATTGTTCCACTTGGGAGCTCTTCTTCTGCAACTTCCATATTATTTGTTGCCTGCTTCAATGCTCTAACTTGCGCCCTTGTGCTAGCCATACGGATCCAAGCATTCCTTATTGTCTTTTGCTCGATGTTTCCGCCTTCTTCTTCTTTAAGTCCACATGCATCTCCAAAATCTACATACGTTTGGTGTATAATTTCTATTGATCCATTAACTCCAACGTTTTTTCTTATCGTTGCAGTAGCCTTAAAACACGCAGTTTTCATTAAAACATTTGAAAGCTCTGGTACAAACTCAACATCCATTGAAACTAATCCGATCTTATGCGCCTGGTCTGTTAATGTTTTGTAGTTGACTTTATCTAATTGGTCTTTGAATGATCCCTTTGCCGATTGTTCAACCTTATCATTTAGAACCTCAATATCTTTTATTATATTCAGTTCAACACTCAGCTCGACTTCAAAACCTTTCTTCAATCTATTTAAAAGACTTTTCAGCTTTTCCTCTGTTTCATGAAAATTATAAAACGCCCCATTGACTTTAATACTCAATTGTAGTTGATCTTGATATTTATTCGGTTTGTCAGCAATCCAATCAATCTTTCCTCGTACTTTTTTCATTTCGTTTTCCATGTTAATAGCTAGTTGAAGGAATCGTTTTAGTTTCTATTACCCCATCATCAGATATTTTTAATCCTGCATCTCGAGCTTCTTCAAGGTAGTTTGCATTGATAGCTAATATTACTAAAACCCCATCTTGTATACTACAAATTTGTTGCTTACCTTCTAATATTTTTATTTTGTTTTCCATCATTTACCTCCTTCTCAGTAATTTTAACATGATTTTTTGATAAGGGGCAGGTAGGAGAACCCGATGAAAGATTCATCCTACCCCCGTTTTTATTACTAAAAACTGTTACTTCGTCTTTGGCTTCTTTCATTTCATACCCTTCCCGGTCCAGAATCCTATCGCCCATGCTATTAATATTGTAATTATCGACCTTCCAATCCCTACAATTTTTTCTGAAGTCTCCCTTAAACTATTGTATTCCTCTACCCCATCGTACTCCGAGAAATTGAATTTTGTATAAGCAATCAAATATCCACTTTGTACACTATCATTTATCTTTAAGTTAGTTGTGACACAGATTTGTTCTGCTCCCTTCATATGTACCGAATGAAAAATTTCTTCTGCGATAATTGCACTAAAGAATATCCCAATCAGTATAAATCCCAATAGTGTTACCATGAATAATTTTTTGATTACCATTTTGTAACTAACCCTGCTACACATATTCAGTATTTTATTTTTTATTTCTTCCATTGTTCCCCCCTTTTTGCTTTTTCATTCTAATACACTCCTAAGTGCTTTTATACAAAATTCTAATCCCAACCATTCCAAAGAGTCATTACTAAAAGCTTGTTGGTCTATTTCCAAATCTCTTATATTATCTCTTATTTGTTCTTCTGTTTTCATAAAGACTCCAAAATCTTTTTAATTGGAGTTTTGTTATGTTTTCTATTATCTTGAACCTCTACTTCAACTTTTCCTTTACCTTCACAGCAAAAACAATCATCTATCACCATTTTGCCACCAACAAAATTAGTTTTCTGAATTCCTTCTCCTCCACAATACCTACACTCTATTTTCATTTTCATAATTTACTGACCTCCACTTTGTATCCCTCTTTTGTTTTTGCTTCGGCCCACTCTTTTGCTTCCTTCTCGCTTTGGAATCCGAATTGTCCAGGACAAAAGTTCCCAGTTACTTGATGAGTCGGATGCATATATTTTTCCATTATGAACAAACCTCCATATATCCGCCACATAATATACAAACATTTGGTAAAGATTCGGGGAAACCTACAAAATTATCGTTCACTCTTGAAGTAATATTAGCATCATCAAAAATTGGATTTGCCCCACATTTAGTGCATTTTACTTCCCATTTCATCTCTCGAATTTCTCCACATTTAATTCCCATGATATTCTATATCCATCTTCATTGTCTAAAATTCCAGAGGTGTTACCTTCTTTGATTAATCTTGCGATCTCCTCGTTGTCGGTCTCAAGATTTCTTTCGATTGATTGTTTAATATTTTGTTTCATCGTTTTCTCCTAGAATATACACGTCTATTCCCTTTTTAAAACCTCCTATACACTCTAGGGTTACGGCGTTATGCAGAAAATTAGACTTTACCGTCTATAAAAATAATAATTAAAGTTTTAACTAGAAAAAAGGTATCAATTCTTCTTGAACTTCTCTAGGTGTTTCTTGTTTTTGAACTTCTTTTGGTTTTCCATAGTCATCTATTATAAAAACATCCAGATGCATTTCTGGTGCCATTAATATATTAAGAAACAGGGGTTTATAGTTGTTGTTATTCTTTGGTGACTTCTCGTCTGTTCACATATCCACAGTTTGCACATGATATTTGATAATAATCACCAATTATTTGATCTGTAATCCTAGAACTATTACAGGCAGGACATTTTTTAATTACCATCATACATCATCCACATCACCACCAAGTTTTAATATTTTATTACCATTAATCTCTATTTGTTTTGATGATTCACGCATCTGCTTCAGTAGATCTATTCTCTCGCCCTTTAACATATTAATCTTATAACCATCAAACTCTTCCTTTGAACTTAAATGATGTACAATTAATTCTCTCACTAACTTTGATAATTTATTTTTTCCAAACTTCCTTTCATAGATTTCAACGAGCTCTCTTGATGGATCCCCAACTCTTCCGAAATTTACAGACCTTATTAGTCTATCTTTTTTATTTCCATTATTTGCCATTTTCCATTATTTTTTGTAACAACTCGTTGTAACAACCTTAACACCTTTTTCTAAAATTGTTAACAACCCCCATTATTGTGGATAAACCTGATTTTTTTAATTATATCCACTTCTAGGAGTTTCATTAATTTTTATGTTTCTTCTTACTTTCCGTCCTAAAACGAAGAATAAGCTATTTGTTTGCAAAAGTTGTTAACTCATGTTGTTACATGTGTTACGTTTAGTTAACAACTCATACTTCTTAATATCATCAGCTCTAAAGCCGACAGTTTTTCCATATTTATCAATCATCTCAATCATTAAAAATCCTAAAGAATTATCAGTTGACGTAATCACACCATTAATGCAAGTACCGTCAACTAATTTTATAAAATAATTATCACCCACATTCCATTCCATTATCACAAACTATAACAAGACATCTTTTTAAAACCTTCTTTCTCCACAGGAATCTTTACTTAGATTCGTACTTTCCTAACCACTTATATCCTGCATTCACGATGAATGGTAGGAATGTTATTGCAAGTTCATTAAAGGATCCGTAGTCGATCACTCCTGTTGAGTTTGCGACCCATCCAAGAACAGCTGCTGCAACTGTTAATAAAAGAGACTTTCCAATCTTCTTAAAACCAGTCTTGTCAAGCTTTCCGTTTGATATGATTTTTACTTTTGCCATGTTTAACCTCCGTTTGGATTTAACTATATAATAACACCATACTATATATTTGTGTCACCACCGAATTTATATCAACTTTTAATAATATATTTTTCCCTTGCAATTCGATGAGTTTCAACTCATTTGGAACTATTGTTTGATAAATAAGACCATTATCAACACTCACATAAAATACTGTACCTGGTATTGATTGACCGATTACTCTTAATTCAAACTTAGTAGGAATATCTGAAGGTTGGTTAATATCACTTATCCACGTTCCAGATGCTCCACCATCAGTTTTTAAAACACCTTCTGTTATTTCTGTTCCGGAATGTATACCAGAATCTGAACTAAAGTCGAAGTTCCAAGAGAAATTCAATTTATTAATGTTATCGGCCTGTCTCAACCGATCGCTTTTCCTATCCATTTCCCTTAAAACTCTTGGCACATCTTCTTCATGTTGTTCTACCATTATTTCGGTTCTCCATCCGCCACTTTTAGCTCCGAATTTATGCATTATTTTAATTATTTTATATTGCCCATAAACTTTCTGTCTAGGGATCAATACCGATAAATTTTCTCCTGGCTTTATTGTTTCTAACCCGAATGATTTGATACTCGCCTCTGGAGTCCTGTTCGTAAGTGATGACAATCTTGCCTCTGCTAGATTCTTAACTTTCTCAGCAGTATCTGCCGAAACGTCCTTAACAAATGCTTCCCTCTGTTCATCTCCCTCCGTAGCGCTTATGGCCGTATAGACTATCGGTAGTCCCTCTTTTGTCTGTCCTGATGCAATAACCCTAGTTTTTTCATAATAATCGTTTATACCCCATCCCTTAGAGCTTATCTCGTTGTCTCCTTCAACAACTGCATCGGTCTCATTTACTATAGAGTTTTCTTCGAAGTAATGTGCATCAAGATCATTATCAATATAACAATCATGCCTTGTATCGTCAGCAAAGTTACATAATTCAATCACACAATCCCAGAACGGTTTATAATTCCACTCAACACTCATGGAATCGTCTGATGTTGAAACATTATCGTAAGTTATTCCATAAGATTCAGGAAGCTTATCAATTATGTCTTTCAATATTTGTGATGTTGGTGTATTTAAAGCAGAATGGCAAACCAAGAATTCTGTCAATTTATACGCCCTATGCCTTCCCTCTATCACCAAGAATTGGCCATTGTCACTCACATCATCCTTAACATGATCTATTCTACCCCAAAACTGGATAGTCGATGCATCCTTATTATCTGCATAGAATTTAACAATATCTCCTTCCTTATAAGAGTCAGAAATTTGACCAAAAGCGTTAGACAAAGCAAATCTGAAAGTTCCGATACCATCAGTTACTGGATAAACCCACAGGCTTTCTCTAACGCGCCCTGTCAAATCATCTCCTGCAACCTCAACCTTTACTTTAGTATTCCTAACCTTTGGAATTGGGATAAATAACTCCGTACTTTCTCTCATCAGCTTGTCACACATTCTACACAATATGAATCAATTTGTATGTATGGTCTTAATATTCTTTGATCAGAACCATTACAATTTTCAAAATCCGCCCAGAACCAATATTGTGAATTATTTAGATATTCTACATTTAACAATAGACTTTGAAATGTTGTGTTCAACTTATTTCCTGATGGTTTTGTACTATTATTACTCCACGTAATATTCATGCACGAGAAGCTCTCGTTTATTCTTATTGATAAATTCAATAGGCCACCATAATTTGTTGCGGTTATATTATAAATCGGCTTTGTTGTTGTCTGCGAATATGGAGTAACATTTTTTGAGCTGTTAGTTCTTGGCCTGAAGAATACTATATTGACCCAGGTGTATGGAAGGATCTTAAAAAAACTAGAATAATAATTAATTATACTCATTATTGATCCTTCTCTCTCCAAACTAATATTGATATTAGAATATTCAATGTTGCCTGTTGTATCAGAATGAAATAGGAATGGAACATCGCAATATCCACCAACAAAAGAACAAGTCGAAAGATATATATTTATCGGGCTTGATAAGTCATCAGTTGTTATACTTTCAGTAAAGTTCCCAGTATAATTCCATTCATAATCTCCGTCTGGAGTCCCAACTTCTAAATAAGGATTACTTATATTCGAGAATGTGCCAGTAAGATTCGATCCATAGAAGTCACCATCCCAATCTCCAACAATTAAATACCATATACTATCTCTTTGAAAAACTGTGGGATTAGGACCGTCCAAGAAAGCCAAATAATCTAACCCGCTAACTGATTCTGTATTGTTCTCCCAAGAAGATTCATTCCATATATATCCCTGAAATTGTATTTCATCATAGCCCGCAATTAAAGTTAATTTTCCATAAATATTATCTACAGTTGGAGATGCTAAAATGCCAGAATTTACGAGACCGCCGGCAATATTTAAATCTGATTGCCATGCCGAACCAGTCCAATTATATCCGAAAAAATCTCCATTTCCATTTCCGAATATTAAATACCAATCAGTACCAATCTGAAATACCGTAGGACTTGGATCTTGATTATTGTTTACGAGACCACTGACAATATTAGCATCAACTTGCCAAGCCGAACCAGTCCAATTATATCCAGCGAAATAAGTTTCTGTCGATATACCACTAATCAAATACCAAGTACTGTCTTTGTAGAATACTGTAGGAGAAGATGATTCTCCTTCGTCTGTAAGACCACTGACAATATTAGCATCAACTTGCCAAGCCGAACCAGTCCAATTATATCCAACATATTCACCGAAAAATTTACCACTAATCAAATACCAAGTACTGTCTTTTTCAAAAACTGTTGGATGCGCGGCATCTTCTCCAATATTTGAAAGACTATTATTAACTCCACTATCTGCCTGCCAAACTTGTGATAATGGGGCAATCGAGCCACTTAAATTAATAAATGCACCAATAACTGTAGAATTTTCTACTATGCTAAGCCAACGAGTTATATTTTGATCTCCACTAAATAATAATGTTTCTGAGGAAAGGCTATTATTAAATGATTTTGATTCATATCCCGTTCTGTCATTTACAGAAATATTAATTGTATCATTTCCTCCAGCATAATCGTATTGTAAATCGTATACATCTATCAGACCCAATCCATTACTAGCTATAGTTATTGGTATTGATGTATATTCATCACTAGAATTAACAAAATTATTTAGACTGTCTAAAGACAACGTTATCGGATTAACGTCTGCATTATAACTAATATTTATATTTGCTAATTCTATAGTACCACTACTAGCAGAATGTACATATAACGGGACGTTACAAAACCCATCAGAATCTTCGGTGCAGTTCTCTAGATATGAATTAATCGAAGATGAAAAGTCGGAGGTTGTTTCTGTTATATTATAATTTCCTGTATAATTCCATTCTCTTGTCCCATCAAAAGTTCCGACTTCAAGGTATGGATCTGTTGGATATGAATAACCAAAAAGAACGATGAACAATGTCGCAATTCCTACATCATTTATATCCTGAGGATTTGATGGATCATTATTTGAACTAGAGGTTGCACTAGTAAACCAATAATTAGCCGAACTACCAAGTACAATATTATCATATCCGGAGTCCAAGTTATCAAAAGAAACTTTAAAGACTTCATCTAATAATGGAACTAAGGGACTATCAAGATAAGTTTTGACAGGGAATGTGGCCACTTCACCTAATGTCTTAATTATAGTATCATTGTCATAACGAAGACTATATGTTCCAGGCATATTCCAGTTTGCAAATAAAGCTACAATAGTCTCATTGGATTTGAATCTTTGTTCAGCAGTAAAACCGGGAGCATAATCTGAATCTAATGATAAAGATCTGTCGCTACCACCAGAATTCCTAAAAACATATTCTGTAGGAACCCCTGTTATATTTATTGTTGCAGAAAATACATTCGAGTTTTTTGGTAATTTTACAAACTCTACATTTGTCCCTGATCCTGAGTAGGTTAAATTCTTAGAAATACGATCATCTATAAAA